CGTGGTCACGTTCGTTGCGGTATATTGCACCGTCTGCGTTCCTTCGGCTGTCTTAGCCGGAATCAAAACCTTTGTAAGAACAGCCATGTTAGACCTCCATTGCGCTAATATTATCGCTGACCGTCAAGATAACTGACGGAGTAGCCGGATGCACGGCTGTTGCGGCTTCATACAATATCTGAACGGAAGTATCATCAACTTCCCACATTAATTCAATATAGTCGCCTGCGTTAAGCTGAGTCAGATAGTTCCATGCGGCTAAAAGTTCTGCGCTGTTACCTTGAAGGCGAACAAAACCGGTGCTGTCGGGAACATCAACACCATTCTTGCGAAGCCAGATCCAGACCAGACCTGTACCGCCTGACGTTTTATCCAACTGCGCGGAGAACTGAATGTTATATACGTTCGGGCGGTCGACGTAGATGCGCGAAGTCGGGCTGCCACGGGTGACACCGAAGGAAAGATCCGTTGTGTTAAACGTCATCGCGTAAGCGGTGTTGATAGCTGCTGCCGTCTGCGTTGTCGTATCGTAGAACGAGCCATAACGCGGGGAACGATATTCTTTAGGCGGCGGCTGTTGCTGCAATGCGGTGATCTGGTCTTGCAGTGCGTCTATGTCGCTTTGTGATGCGCTCTCAGGTGCATAGGCCAATAGTTGAACAAGGCTTTGCAGGGCTTCGACTTGGCTCAACGCTTCGTTCGCAGATGCACCAGCATTGCCAGCAGAAACGCTCACGTCATCAAGCGTTACCGTGTTGATCGTATCGACAATCTGAAACAGTTTTTCAAACTGCTTGATCTGCTCATGATCGCCCAAGAACGAGGCAAGCTGATCGCGTGTCAGATTAAGGCGGAACGGTGTGACAGCCATTAGAAGGCCAAGCCCTCGATCTGGGCCTCCAGCCTAGCAAATGCGATATGTGCGTCAGAATTGCCTTGAAAGCGTTGTATGCGCCAATTACGCATCCATCCCTGCTGGAACCAGACAAGACGCTTTGCACGCTGTCCCTGCTTTCCAGCCTTGATGAACTTCTGTTGGCTCCACGTCTGCCCATCAGTGGAATAAGACGTGTTGATTGTGGGATCGAGACCAAACGCAACCGAGCCAGTCAGGCCGACCAATTCAAGATTCGTTATGATCGCGCCTCGCCCTTCATTGTACAGAATGGTGGTGGCAAATTCCCATCGCACCTTCTGCCCATAATGCGAAGATATGTCCTGTGACATATACCCCACATTGCTGTTCGCTGGATCGCCAACAAGCCATTTGTCATAACACCAGACCAGATTGCGTGCGCGATACTGGCTGTAATCCACAAGGCTGCTTGTCAGGATGAACCAGACGGGCTGGCCGAGGTCTTGGCTTGCCGATGCGTCATAGACCACCGTCTTGTTAGGAAGGTGGACGTAGAGATGCTGATGCGATCTGTCGTTGCGTGCCTCTAGCTTCACTTCAGCCAATTGCGCTTCGGTAAATTCAAGAAGCAGCATGTCGATCTCTTGCGTGCTGATCTTCTGCGTCTGTGAATTAGCGCCGATGTAGATGCCTGGCGATTCATTGAAACCGCTGCCGAGAAATGCAATATTTTCCAGATAAACGCAGCAGGCGTGGGTGCCAACGACGCCCTTTTCGATCTGTGCGCCCTCAATGCGCTGGAATGGGAATAGATCGCCGCCGACGTTATCGAAGACCTCAATGGTGTATCGGTTCAGCGCGTAAATCTCATTGCGCAGTTTCAGCAATGCAACGACGGGATCGGGATCAATTTCCGAAGATCCGTATTTTAGCGGATTGACTGCCAGCGGGTTTCCAAGATCGGTGACAACCAGAAACTCGCCATCTGTGGTCATCCAATAGCCATCGACCCACACCATGTCTAAAACAGGGCCAAGATCAGGATCGGTATTCTGCGATAGCGTTGAGGTGGTCGGATTCCAAAAGAACAGATTGTTATTTGACGCTATGCCCAATTGATCGAAGTCATAGTCCAACGTGACCAGATTGCCATCGTTGCCAACATCGCCAAGGATTGTGATCGTGCCAGTGGGGCCGACAGTGACCAGCTTGGAACCCATTACCCGATAGCAAACGCCATTCCAATTGATGCCGCCGCGATCAACGCCAGGGCCTGTTCCATTGGCAATAAGGCCATCAGCAGGACGCAGAAAGCCTTCGCTGATCCCATTGGCTTTGGGAACAGGGATCATATTGGTCGGGTAAGACGTGCGAAAGTCAGGCCCGTTATCCGTAAAGATACCATTTAGGATCGGGATTTGCGTCATAGTTCAATTATGCCCACACCCGATACTGGGGTTGAGACGGATCAATCGCATAAACGTCAATTGCCTTGACCTGTTCTTCATTGAGCAAGCCCAAGATCCGCAGGTTGGTGTAATATTCTGGATAGGTCTTATCGCCAATGGTGATCGGCCCAATGCGGTCGATCAACACCTCGTAGGAAGCAGGCACGATGGTGGTGACAGCTTCCTTGCCTTCACCTTCAATGACTTCCAAGCATAGGCCGGTGTCCAGCATGAGTTTATTAAACTCGGCTTCGTCAGCGTTTTTCAAGCAGTAATCTATCGTCATGTCGTTACCTGTTGGAGTTGGAAGTCCGCAGCACGGACGGGGACGTAGCGGATGGAGCGGATGTGGCCGTTGAGCGGTGAAGCTGCGCCTGCGTGTGTGCCAATGCTTAAGCGATCAACCGTTGGCATTGTCAGCGATGTGTCGGCAGTTGGCGATGCGGCGTTAACGGATAGAGCCGCATTGTTAACTGCAACTGCAAAGGCCATTTTTGCCACAGAACCAACTGCAAAAGAACCATTGGTTATGGATACGACAGCGGTGCCGCCGTCACGCACCTCACCGTATCCACCGTTACCAGTGGAAAGAAATGAAACCTGTACGCTTTCATTAACAGTTCCGTCGTTTGCAGACAAAGACCGAGAATTCACCCCAGTGGCAGCGAGTTGCGCGGCTTCCGCAATAAACGTTCCCTCATCCTGCCTATACCACTGCGAGAACAAGCTCCCCGTGATCGTAGCGACATCTGCCGAGCGTGTGACCGTGCTGGCGATGGTGGGGATATAGGATGTGGCGAAGGCACCGGCTTCGAGTTGAGCGCCCCAGATGAACATCGTGTCGCCAACGGTGTTCGTGTAAACAAACGCATTGTCACCATCGACTATGCGCATCGACCAGAAAAGAGCGGCGGCAGGTACGGTGCCTGTAACTGTGATCCGATACCAGCCGTTACCGACAGCCGTTGAGGATGCGCTTGTAAAAGTATAGCCCGCCGTTGCGTTGTTTGATCCGACTGCGCCGGTTTGTGCATTAAACCAAACATTGACGCCTGAAGTTCCAGAACCTTGCCACATACTCAAAACAATCCACGCGGCGCTGCCAGCCTTTACGTAGCAGGACGCCGTGTAACTTGTGGCAGATGCAGAAAAGCCAGCAGCAGGGAAAATAACCGCGTTCGATCCAGTGCTACCTGTGATTGTGTCAGCCGCTGTTACACCGCTAGGCGCAACGGTAGTGTTGGCGGTAACAGTCAACCCTCCAACGCCCCAAGCCCCATTGTCAAACTCTTCCGACCGCAACAACAGATTCGTCCGCTGCTCCTCAATCAGCAGTCCTCGCGGCAGAAGCGTCACGGGGTCGTAATCGAAGCGGGGGCCGTAATAGGCAGTGCTGCTCGGTGCCGCACCGGGGGTTGGCACATAAGGATCGAGGCTGGCGCTGTTGGATAGCATCGCGCCGTAGATGTAGACGCCGGAGTTGCCGTCGCCTGTGTAGGAGGTAACGCCGTTAGCGGACGCCGTGAACACAAAGTTGTTCGTAGTGCCAGCGCGGGTGGCTGTCATTGAACAGCGATACCAGCCCGACCCAACAGCGACGATGGAAGCAGTTGCGTTGGTCAGCGTACCAAGAGCGCCGTTAGCCAAATCGAAATATGCAGACGAGTTTGTTCCGATCTGGAAAACAAGCCATGATCGGCCAGCGGGTTTTGCGTAGATCGAGATAGTCTCAAGGCCGCCGACTGTCCCACCGCCCAGCACGATGCTACGAGCGCCGGTTGTGGTGTCCTCCATCAGCTTCTGTGCGTTAAACAATCCATTGACCGGATTGGCCTGTGCGCCAGTCACAATGGAACAACGGGTCTTTACCCACGCAGCATTATCAAACGCCTCGCTGAACCCCAGCAGGTTGCGGACGCTGGTGTTGTTGTAGGTGGTCGCGGTGGAGCCGAGTTCAAGTTGTGCGCCCCAGACGTGAGCAGATACTTGATTGTCAGCCGAAACAGTGCCGCGACTGGCCAGTTCAAAGTTACCCGCAGTGCCAGTTGATGTTTCAACTGTAGAGATGCGAACCCAATCGGCTGTTAAGGTAACTACTTGATAGCCGACGCCTGCTACGCCACGGAAGGCAAGCTGCTTGCCAATGTCGCCAGCGGTTGCTGCCTTGATGTAAATCGTTGCTGCGTAGGCGTAACCATTAAGGATTGTCGGTAGCTGACTAAGGGTAGAGCGGTCGCCAATAGCATTGCCTGCGCCACGATTGAACGCGACCAGATCAGCGGTCGTAGTGCCATCGGGTGCGACTGCAACATTCGAAGTAACAACGGGTGCTGAACCCGTCCCCAAACCAGCCTTACCCCAGTTCGAACTCTCAAAATCCTGCGAGTTCGTCAGCAGATTGCTCGGTGCCCACTGGATCAGGCCATTCGGGCCGGTGACGGTTGCGTTGCTGCCACGGCTGAAGGTGATGAGGTCGTTAAAGGTCGTAGTAGCCATATCAGTACCCCACCGTGTACGAGGTGGATAGGAAGTCCAGAGCCAGCGGCGAGGCCAGTGATGGCGCGGTCAGCGTCTGGAGTTGCGTGTTCGGTAGGCGCGTGTTGTAGTAGGCAACGGCGCGGATGTGGCCGTTGAGGAAATTGCTCCCCCCGGGGAAACTGCCTATCGTCATCTGTGTAGGCGAGTTGACAAGCACGGTATTGGCTGTGCCCGGAGCAGCCCCATTGACAGAAAGCGCGTAGTCACCAGTAGCGTATGCTGCAGCAGCTCTCACGATGGATAATGAGGTCGACGCCGCTACGCCAGAACTGATAAATGTCGTGCCGTTGAATGAAACCCAGCTTGTCGTGCTGTAGATGTCTACAACGCGGCCAACAGCACCCGCACTTATTGTGGCAACGCGACCTTCGATAGACGGAATACCGGCGTCCAACGTGAAGTTAGCAATCAAAACTCCCTGCGGCTGATTATACCAAGTCGAGAAGTTCGTCCCCGTCATGGTCGCAACGTCAGCCGAGCGGCTAACCGTAGAGGCAACCGTGGGGATGTAACTGGTGGCAAATGCGCCTGCTTCGAGTTGTGCGCCGTAGAGGAAGAGGCCGCTTGTGCCGTCGCCCGTGTATGAATACGCTCCGTTATAAAGCGACAACCTAAACCCTGCGCCAGTGGTGGCGTTGGTGACTGCTGTCATCGAACAGCGATACCAGCCATTGCCGACCGGCGTTATGGTGCCAGTCGGCGTTCCACTATCGACCGTTATTGTTCCGCTGCCAGTCAAGGTAAAACGGATGCGCGGGTCAGAAGCGAAAGCCGCCGCACCGCGTGCCGCAATGACATTTCTTTCGCCAGCCTTAGCGTAAAAAACGAATGTGTAGGTGGTGCCAGTGGTAACGGATACAGGTGCCTCGACATAATGTTCAGCAGTCGCCGTGTTTTCTACCAGTTTATCGGCGTTCGTCGTGCCGTCAGGCGAAGCAGTTATGTTGGCGGTGACTGTGCTGGCAGTCTTAAGCCAATACGCATTATCGAACTGCTCACTGTAGAGGAACAAGTTCGTCCGCGCCTCCTCGATCAGCAGGCCGCGAGGTGCCAGCGTGACAGGATCATAGTCAAAGCGGGGGCCGTAATAGGCCGATGCTGTGGTGGCATTGTACGTGCCGGGCGTGGTCTGGTAGGTGACGGGTTCGAGTTGAGCGCCCCAGACTAGGACGTCGGCACTCGTGACATTGGGCGTAACAGAGCCGCGAATACCAATGTTAAAGGTGAATGCCGTGGATGCCGTTGACTGTGTAACGCTGTAGCGTTGCCAAGTGGGCGTTACGGTTAGCGATAGGAAGGTGTCACCAGCGCGAATAAAGACCGTCTGGTTAGTGCCTGTGTTTGATCGCATCCACACAGAACTACACAACGCAGGACCGCTTCCTGCAGGTATTTGCACAACAACAGAAAAATCCCCCGATCCGTTGGTATTGCCGGGGACTGAAAACTGAATGCGGTCGGCGGTAGTCGTTCCGTCCGGTGCGACATCAGCGTTAGCGGTAACCACCGGAACAACACCAAGGCCACCTGATGTTTTCGTCCAAGCTATGTTGTCAAACTCTTCTGACCGCAGCAGTACGTTCGCAGGTGCGTACGTGATCTTCCCCGTGCTGTCGACCAGCGTGGCGTTCGTGCCGCGTGAGAAGGTGATGCG